CTCATTAAGAGATCCACTACCAGTTACTAGTTGAAGGTATGTTTTATTGACCCAAGCTTTAGAAAGAGATCCTGTGACCTCTTCATTCCCTTCGACTAGATCAGTTGGTTGTCTACCACCTATTTGATAGAAAGCTTCTAGATTAGTAGCTATTTCAACAGATGCTGAATCTGCATGCCCTATTTCTACATCATCCTTGTAGATTTTTGCATTCCAACCTTTATAGACAGGCATTCTCTTTTTCACCTAACATTAAAAGGAGCAAAGTTTTATTTAAACGCTCTTAACAATTAAGAATAAAATAATCTAGATAAAAGCAATTTTGACCAATAGCATGCCAACACCAAACTTTGAATTTTGATAGTTTCTTTCCTTCAACAAGATGAGGTCTCACATTGTATTTGGTCCAGTCGTTATATAAAGTAAATTCTTTTGTGGTAGAAGAACCATCACTATAGGTAGCTACCCATTTCATATATGAGGTTTCTGCGCAAATACGGGCATAAAAATAAAGTTCATTAATAAAATTAACAGGAATAGGAACTCCATAAATATCTTCAAAATTCTGCTCAATTGAGGAAGTACCAAAACCTACGGCACATTTACTTCCATCTTTTCCTAAGTCACCAATTTCCCAAGTTCCAGATTTTGACCAATAAGAGAAATCTCCAGTTTCGAAAGAATTATTCTTAAACATTTGTCCCGAAAAATAATATGGAGTAATGCTTTTAGCTATAAATTGAAAGTCTTCAGTGATTATCCCGCCTTGTCCTCCTATGAATGAGCCTTTTGATAGTTTACAATTTTCTACCAAAATACCCATTTTATCCACTTCAAGATCTAGTTCAAAGGTACTAGATGAATTTAAAAGGTTAAAGTAATAAGAATTAACCCAAGCTTTCTTAAAACTTCCTTGAAGTAAACGTTCTCCAGGAATTATTGTTGAAGGGAACCTTGCTCCAGCTTCAAAATAAGTCTCAGAGTTTTCCTCTATTTCTAATCTCCAGTTTTCGACATATCCTATTTCGATCCCATCAAGGAATAATTTTGCTTTCCACCCTTTATAAACTGGCATTAGACAACAGCCACAGATTTAGCTATGAAAGTATAATCTTCAGTTAAAACTCCTTCTTGAGGGATAGTAATCGTTCCTTTACTAAATTTACAGTCATAGACATATAATCCTAATGCAAAACTAGGTGACTGCCCTGGAGGTTTATTCCAGACTTGAATATAGAGATCGAAAGAAGAAAGACTTCCTGAACCAGAAATCAAACTTAGATAAGTTGTATCAACCCAAGCTCTTTTGAAAGAGCCAGTAATATTCATAGGTCCTTCCACTATTTGAAGGGTACTTCTATTCCCTGCTTCGAAATAAGCTTCTAAAGAATGATCTATATCAATTCTTACTTGTTGGACTTTGCCAACTTCAGTACCATCTATTAGTATCTTTGCGTTCCAACCTTTGTAAACTGGCATTTTATTCCCTCGGCCATAATACTGTTATTCTTATAGTTATAGTTTTTCTATGAAGAAGATTATCTTCATCTAGAGGATGAGAGAACATTCCAATTTCTTCAATGTCCAGAATTCCATGACTATTCTTTAGAGTTTCTTTTCCCGTCTCGAGGATTCTGATAACTTTTTCAGCAAGGAAATCTCTCAATTTAGTACCTACATAAGTTGTAGAATCAAAAGTTGCTTTATCGTTCATCTTAACCCAAACATCAATATCATAATCAATCATAGCTACTTTTGCTAAAGTAAATGTACTTCCACTTTCTGTTATTGGAGAAATTTTATCCCCGATTCCTGCAGGACTTAAGATAGCTCCTGTTTGAGTAACAGATATCCTTGGGAAAGTAGCATCCATCCGAGGATAATCACTGTAAATCCAATTCCCACTTCCATGGGGATTTGGCATATTATTTCTCAGATGTGTGACAAGAGCTGTAGTTAGATTAACGAGCCACAATTTGTACTTTCCCTCTTTTACTTCTCATTATAGTTCTCTTCTTGACCTTAATTTCCTTTTCTAAGAACTTAAGAATTTCTCTATGTCTTCTTGTTACAATTCTATAGATCCAAGGATTTGTTCCTGTTCTAGCAGGTTGTTTGACCTTTCTTGTAATTACCCATGTTTTCGCCCCTTTTTTACCTGGTGGTGGTCTAGCTACTTTTGGATTTCTAAAGACTAAAGTTCCTAATGGGAATGTCATTGCCTTTCCTTTAATGGTAATTGCTCTTCTCCCAGAATGTAGAGAGAGTAAAGCCATCAAAGCATGATAAGCAGGACTTCCTCTTATACTTCCTCCTGGAATCCCTATTGTTCTATACTTATACTTTCCATGTGTGGTTCTTATAATTTTTAAATGTTTTCGTATTAATCCTTTAGGTACTGAAGGGTTATTCCCACTATAAACTGGTGTTTCAGAAATTACTTCTGGATAAATAGAATAAATCCAATCAGAGAAAGCTTTAAAATAAGCCTCAGCAATTGGCTCTTTAAGATGTTTAGGATAACGTGCTTTAAGTACTAGCCCGATTACTCTTACTTTCCTTGGCATTAGATCACTCTCTTAAGAACCGCTCTTTTGTACCAGATCTTTTCTCCATAATAATAGTCTTCTATTGAATCTATTCTCCAAGTTTTACTGTTCCAAGTAACTTCGTCCTCAGCTTCAATACTAATTGTTTTTCCTCGGACTAAATATGATGGAAGAAAAAAGCCAAAAGCATCTCCTATGCTCAGAGTGCCAGGAACTACATAAGCTAAGTCCTCAGAAGTTATTTCCTGAATTTCAGCTTTAATTGTATAAGTTCCAGAAACACTTCGACCTCTTTGGCCATAAGCATCTTCTTCATCACTATAGGAATATTTAGTAAGAGTAACTTCCTTTCGAAGAATTTTCTTAAGGACATACTTAGGTGGTATCTTTAACATAGCGTTTCCTACCTCTACTTTCTTCATAATCAACTACAGTCCCTGGTCCCCTGAATCTACCTTTTATCCTAGGAGCAAGAACCATTTTTCTATATCTGACATAGTCCATAGGAACAGAAGTTATTTGGTTGACTATTCTAAAGAACTCTTCTCTTAATCTTTCCCATGGTTGAACACTTCTTACTCTTATCCCACCAATTGCAAAAGTTTCTGGCACTAGATATTGTTCTCTAGCAACCCAAAGCATTCCAGCATAATAAGCTGTTGCTAAATTAACTAAATCCCAATCAATAGCTTTAGTATAATAGGAATAATCTATAGTTATTTTCTCCACATCAGTAGATGGTGCAGAACTTAAGACAAATTTCCCATGTTCGGGATAAAAAGTAGAAACAGTAGCTTCTACCCTTGAACCAGGGTCATCTTCATCAGTCCATAAATAAATAGTAAAATCGTTAGTAGTTATTTTCTTATCAAAGTCTGTATCTGCTATGAACTTATTAGAAACAGAGAAAGTATTATTACTTCCATTTATAGACCCTGTCATGGTTTCATCTTTAATTTGAACTTGCCAATACTTAATTACTACGTGTTGAGCTTTATCTATAAATTCTTCTAGAATATCATCAGGTGCATCTTCTATAGTAACACCCAATAAGTCTCTAATCTCTTGAGGAGTAGTATACATCTTCCTCACTAGAAATACTTCATCTACCACACATTTAAACCTTATGAGAAAACACACAAATTAGAACTTAAAATATTTGGGAGAAAAAACAAAAAGAAAAGGTTAAACGATCACACAGGATCGTAACCTAAATTTTATTTAACTTTTAACTGGCAGCTTAAAGATCAGCTGAACCGTCTGTTATGTTAACTATCAGTTCCAGAGCATCTTTGTCTGTTACCTTGACACCATACTCCACATAGAAGTATAGTTCTATCGAGTCAGTTGCAGGATTATCCCATCTCTTCATATCTAGCCTTCTTCTTACTGCAAACCAAGCAGCTCTGGTTGGGTCTATAACTAGAGCAGCTCCATCAGGCATTTGAGTTGTAACCAAGACTTTCAGACCAGCTATCTTACCTATCTCACCATTGACTATTGGTTCATTAGTTCCATATTTAGCAGCATCAATGAACATATTGCTCTTCAGAATTCCACCCAAAGCATTAGGATGAATTACTATGAACTGAGGACGCCATTTTCTTGCTTTAACTGCTGTTACTGCTTTGACTATTGCTTTATAGCCATTCACTGACCAAGTGCCTTCAGAGAGAGCATCTACACAGTAACTCTTACCATGAGCAGATTGCCAATAAGTTATTGTACAAGCACCTGAAGCAACTATTTTGCCATCATAGTAATCTGCCTTTACAAAGTTACTTTCTGACTCTTCAACATAGACAAGAGCTCCGCCAGATATTGTCGCAGTTCCTGCAGCTCCAAAGGTATGAGCATCCTCTGTATAATCCAGCAATGCTTTCATAATATCAGAGTCTTCTTTGTCTGCCAAAGCAATTCCTGCTTCTGTGACCGCATCCCTTATCAGGTTAAGTTCACAGCCTTCTATAGCTTCTTGAGTTATGTGCACTGCCACACCCTTCTTTGAGGGCGTAATTGTATTAGAAGTATAAGTTATTTTGGAGCTAGATAGTTCTGTTCCTTCTGAAACATCTTGAGCTGTCAAGGTTCCTCTGCGTCCAATTACTATTGAACGCCCTTTAGTCCTAACAAGGTCTTCATTTATTCGGACCAAGTTACGACCAAATCTACGAGCCCTTGCAGCTTCTTCTACTTCATCAAGGATAACCTTTGGTATCAAGTCTGTGATAGCAGAGACACTTATTGTACTTGCCAGTTCTTCTAAACTTTTCATTTTTATATTCACCCTTGTATATTTACAAGAGTACGTAATATAGAAAGAAAGAATTATATTTAAAAGTAGTCCTTACTATTCTCTTCCTCTTTTTATAAGATCATGCTTAAGGGCATAGTGCAAGAGTTCAGCTACATCGTATTCTCGAAGCATCTCTTCTATTTCTTCTCTGCTAGGCTGATCTTCTTTTACTTCTGTATTTGAAGGTTTAGAAACCTGTTGCTGAATTTGCATTTTTTGGATTTCAACAAGACTCTCTACTGCTTTCTTAAGTTCTTTGATTTGCTCTTCTAGAGATTTTTCTTCTGACATCGTCCTTCCTCTTTAGAGAGAAGCTTAGAATTTTTTCTTCTTGATTAGCTCAAGAAGGATCTCAGGGTAGTTTTCCCTGACAAATTTCTCTAGTTCTTCTGGAGTAGGTTCTTTCTTTTCTTCTTTAGGCTCTTCAGCTTTTGGAGCTTCTTCTTGGACTGTTTCTTCTTGCTTAGTTTCTGCAGGTTTCTCTTCTATGGGTTTTTCTTCTGAAGGCTTAGATTCAACTTTGGGCTCTTCTACCTTTGGAGTTGCTACTTCCTCTTTTTTAACTTCTGGTTTAGGTTCCACAGGTTGTTCTGTCTTTTCTATTTCTTCTTTCACTTCTGGTTTAGGCTCTTCTGTTTGAATTTCCTCGGTTTTCTCGACTTTAGGTTCGACTGGTTTACTTTCTTCTGCCTTTGGTGTCTCTTCTTTGATTTCCTCTTTCTTTTCAGCACAAGGTTCTTCAGGACATGGTTTCTTTTCTTGAGGAGCTTCTTCCATTTTAGTAACCTCAGGTACTTCATTCCCTAACTCCTTTATATCTGTTGCCGACTTCTCTTCAAGAGACTTAGTTATTTCTTCTGTTTGTTCTTCAATTGTAGCAGACTTCTGTTCTTTTTTCCATTCAGCAGCACAAGCTTTCATTCTCTTAACAACATCCGGAATTTCTTCTGCCTTTTCTTTCATACACTTTTTCATAAAGTCTTTGTAATTACCTGCTAATTCTAGAAGATCTAAAAGTTCTTCTTCTGCTGATTTCTCTTCTGGTTTAGGTACACATTTTTTCTGCTCAGGATCCCAAACTTGTCCTTCTGGGCATTTATATTCTGGTTCCTTCTCTTGTTTCTCTTCTTTTTCTTTTTCTTCTTCCTCTTCTTCCTCTTCGTCTTCTTTGTCTGCATCAGACTTAGGCATTGGATATTTACCGTAGTAAGGATAGTAAGGATATCCATAGTAAGGATATTGCCCTTTGCCGTAGTAAGGATATTTGTAGTAAGGATATCCATAATAGCCATAGTACACTGAAACTACTTTTCTACCTCTTTTCTTAAGTTCTGCTACTTCTTCAGGACTCTCAAGTTCTAAGACAGCCCAAAGAGATTTCTTCTCTGGTTTCTTTGCTTTCTTTTTCTTCTTTGGCTTGTAAGGATAGTATGGGTAATACGGATAGTATGGATATGGGTATTTGCCATAGTATGGATAAGGATATCTATAGCCATAGTAATAAGTCACTACTTTCTTTCTTGCATTCTCTTCTAGTTCAGAAAGATCTTCTAGTTCAACAACAGCATAGAGTTTTGGTGATTCTATTTCAGAGAGATCGATTTCTTCTTCCTCTTCCTCTTCCTCTTCTTCCTCAGTTTTCAATTCTTCAAGGACTTCTTCTTTTTCTTCTTTTTCTGACATTTTTTCCACTGCCTCTTTCTTTTCAATATTTATATTTAATCTTTTTGACAGTTCTTCTACTGCAAATATGAAACACTTATCACATGCAGGAGACTTTACGAGAGAAAGTTCGTTGAACAAGTAATTAAAGCCTATAGACTGTTCAGAGTTAATTGGGAACTTGTCTAACCAAGTTGAACAAGAGACTGCTGGGAAAGTTCCATCTTTAACTTTCTTAATAGCTTCTGGGTCTGTAACTTCTGCCTTAAAGATTAAGGACCTAAGAGTAGGATCATAATAAGTTTCTAAGACTTTGCCAACAGTTCTATCCTTAAAGTGTTCATCTAAACCATGTTCAACTTTCAAAGGTTTGCCCTCTAGTCTCTTAACTGCTTTCGCTATTTCCTCTTTCGGATAAAGAACATTTTTCCAGACTCCTTCAGTCAAGGCTACTCCCGAAATTATTAATTTCTCCTTTTTCTCTTCTAATGAAATAAAAGGAAGAGAAAACTCTACTTTCTCATGAGTAATATTCTTAGCCGTTTTCAATAATCTTTCTAATTGTTCTCTCTCAGCTTTAATTACATCAAATATTCCAGATGAGTCTGAAATATCCAATATCTCTCACCTACTCTTAAAGAATTGAATATTTTTATTTAAGTTCTTCTTCATCATCTAATATCTCCCATAGAATAGGAGTAAAGTCCTTCTTTCCAATACAACTTAATTCTTCCTCAAATCTAACTACTAAGTTTCCCGTTAGACTTAATTCCATTTTTACGGGATAAGAAAGGATCCCTCTTAGAGGGAACTTATGAGCAAAAGGAATAGAAGTCGAACCAATTAAAGAAAGACTTTTACTAAAACTTAAAGACGGAAAGCCTGTAATTAGAAACTTAGAAAAGAAAGGAGAAAAAGGAGCTCCTTTAACTAAAACAAAACTTTTGTAGGGAAATACTTTATCACCAAAGACTTTAATTGTTTCTCTGAACTTTCTTCGTCTAACAGGAATTACTCTAGTAATTATTTTCTTAATAACTTTAATTATCCATTTAAGCCAGCCATAGCCTTGAGTAATAAGAGAAGAACCACCTAGTCCCTTAGTTACTATACTCATTAAACAGGAACCCTCTCTGAATAAGCTTTCTTCTGTTCTCCTTTGAGCAAGAATTTCTTAAGTATAGTCTGACCATCAGTATCATAAATTATTAGATAATCTCCTTCTATCTTCCATCTTCCAGTTTCTACCTTCTTCAGAAGAGTTACATCACTCTCTATGTTCTCTATTTTACTCTTAACTGTACTTCCATCTTCAACATCCCAGACTTTCTCAGCTATATCTGTTTTGTCACTTTCAGTAAGGCCAGAAGTCATAGAGATAATTCCTTGAGAAGAAACCTGAAAAGTAATAGAAATAACTCCTGCTCCAGGAAGGACAATCCTTTCAGAACCATCGTCAGTTATTATGGTTCCGATTAAAACTAATCTATAATTTCCTTCCTCAGGAGCTAGCTTCCATCCATTCGTAAGCATGAAAATCTTATCCGTATAAACATTTCCTCCAAGAGGAGCATATCCTGTTGCTGACATCGGACAAGAGTAAGAAATCCCTTCTGGATTATCTGCCCAATCCATAGCTTGATTATAAATATCTTGAACATCGATTTCTATTGGATGAACAGTAGCTTTATATCCAGGAGTATAAGTTCTTGTTAAAGAAGTTTTTAAAATAAAGTTTTGCCCTGACCAAGAAGAATATTCATATCTATCTGATTCTCCAACATAAATTCCAGCAGGCCATCCTAAAGTAGCTAAAGCATCTGAAGTCCCCGGCTTAAGTCTAAAGGCATAGACATCACCTTCATATCCTTCCTTGTATCTTATTCCAACTCTTTCTCCATTATGAAAAGCCTCTAAGTATTGATTATGTGGAAAAGGGGAAGAGAGTTGTTGATTAATATGACTTACGATTGAATCTAAATCAGGACAATTCTGATTAAGAGTAACTTGAGTAAACTGATTATAAGAAGCTTTAGAATAAACATAAAAATTTTCAGGAGAGGAGGACCAATCATGTCCTCCCGAGAGATCTACAGTCCCCATACATTCTGCTTTTGACAAAGCTAGACTTATTTGTCCCTCATCAGGTGTCTCAGCAGGAATAGTTTCATTTACAGTAACTGTATTGGATCCAACTGTTGCCTCTGAGATAGTAAACTTTTGAGAAAGGATTTGGATCCATTTCATAGAAGGAAGGAAATTAATTGTCATTCTGTATCACTATACTTGGATTAAGTTCCTTGAATTCTTTGTATTTATACCACTGAATCCACTTTCTATTTCTGCCTTTGATCATTACTTCTACATACTCTTCTAGCTTAAGAGTGTCGTTGTTTACTGCATCTTTGACAGCAAACTTCACTTTTTTGAAATATAGTCCTTCTCGTATTCTTCCATTTGGATCTTTAAACTTCAAAGCTATTCACTCTCTTAAGTCACAATTCCATCTGAAGTTCTAATCGCTGAAACTCTCAATCCTGTATCAGTGAAAGTAGCTGCTAGTTGGAATGGGATTATTCCTTTCCTTCTGACTACTACTAAGACATATCTATCGGCTATATACTTTACTGTTACTGACTCTTGAGAAGCATCTGCTTGTCTATCAAGATAAGGTACATAGGCCTTGTCAGAAGAAGTATAAGCTCTTGAAGTTGTTCCTTGTATCATGAACTTCTTGTTGTCAAAGTCTATTGAGTTGTATGCATAGATATCTTCTCCTTCAGTAGGTTGTCCTACATTATATCTAACTCGAATAACACCTGGCATGTCTTCTTCTTTATATGGAGTATCTACAGGAATTGATTCTTGTACTTGGATATAATCCACACCAGAACTTTGACCGGCTAGAGTAAACTGAGACTTATTAATTGTTTCAGATCCTGCTCCAGTAGTTGGAAAGATTGCTACTCTGTCTCCAGAAACTAAGTTTGTCACCACATAAGATTGCCAGTTTGGAGGATCATGAGTTGAGTTATTATGATCTATTAACTGATAGTTTCTGATATCATTGATATCCATATTTTGTATCCAGACTCCTCTAGCACCAAAGAACTTGCCACCAGCAAAGGTACCTAGAGGTGATGTCTTCTTTACTTGTGTATAAGAAGTATCTGCTTTCTGATATTGCTCTCCCACTATTTGATAGATAGTTGAAGACCCATCAGTTGGATAAAGGATGTAATTAGAAGTTCTTCTACAAAGATATTTCACAAACTCATATAACTCAGCAACAGTTTTCGAGCCTAAGTCTATGACTACACTATAAGGTTTCGCTCCTTGGCCATCGTCTATGTCTTTGTTAATTGTATTATCGAATACCAAAGTTCCAGCAGTTTGCCCAGACCAGTTATAGTCTGTCTGAGTCCCTAAAGCTTTAGCAATAGTGTTTCCAGAAACTAATAAGTTCTCTCCATCTTGGAAGTCATTAGCATTTCTATCTGAAAGATAAAGACAACCTATTGTTGCTCCATCTATTTGGTCTAGATATCTGATAATTCCTTGAGCATTGGAGCTTTCTCCTGTAACTGTATCTCCTACATAGAATGTGCCTGAAGGATTGTTGAACTGCAATTCTGACAAGAACTCTAAAGCTTCATTATCATTAAATGTGCCAGATGTGTTTCCAAGCTTAAAAGTACCAGAGACTGTACCACCAGAAACTTGTTCTAAAACTACTCCAACAGCATGTGAAGCAGTGTCATGGATGACATGTGATACTACATTAGTTGGTAGAGTGCCTGAACCAGTGTCGTAGGCTAAATCTCCGTGGACAAACCAAACTTTGATCTTTTCTATATAATTAGCAACAGTAGACTCTGCAGTCTGGTTGTCCAAGTCATTTGAAGTAGCCAAAGGTACAGCATTTCTACCACCAGCAGATAAGTCAATTTCATAGAAGTCATAGTAATCCGTATATTCTCTGCCATAAACAGTAACAACTCCATTGTCAACCTCGGTACCAGCTTCTTTAACTTTAACAAGAATATCAATGTGCCCTGCAGGCCACCACTCACTCCCAATACCCCAATAGGTAGGATACCTTTCTCCTGCTTGTATAACATAAATGTTAGTACCCGACTCAATAGTACCTAGGGTGTAGATGTTTGCATAAAGATCTTCTCCCGTTTTCGAACAATTTGAAGACAAGAGAGTACCAGCACCAGTTCCTCCATTGATTGAGATAGAAGTTCCACAAGAGGGAATTGTACCAGTTTTTCTTATCCACCACTTTCTCTTTGTATTATTGTACCATAATAGAACACCAAAGTCTCCTCCACCATCTTGAACGTATTTACCAATGTCTCCTGAAACACAGTCTGTATAGCCAGAAGATTGTAAATAGAGAATGTAAATCTCTTCATTCCAACCATCAGTCTTTATAGCACCACCTTTGAGGTACTTAAGAGAATTTTCATCAATAAACCAGCCATTTACTAAAGTATACTCTGTAGGTGTCTGAGCAGTCATAGGTATAGGATCGTCCATGTATTGTTGGCTGTCGAACTCATCCATTAGCCAAGAATAAAGATCATTAACAGTAAAGGTCGAGGGACCAGAAGTTGTATAAATCCTTTTGTTTAAAGCATCTATGTTCCATTCATCAGATATAGCCATTAAATTCACCTACTACTTTTAACTTATTTTTTTATTTAAACCTAACCTCCTTCAAGAGAGGTATCTTCATACATAGTAACATATTGAGTAAGACCGTCTACTCCTATCACTCCTATAGTCTCAACAGGAATATACCTCGTATCTCCTACTGAAGATTTCCTGACTCGGATAATAACTTCTACATCCGATCCTGGGTATTGGAATGTTTCTTCTGCCTTTCCGTTTGCATCAGTTAGTTCATTCATTAGTTGAGTCATGTCAGAGGATTTATAAATAGCAACTCTTGCATTTGAAATTTCTACTCCATCACTATCTTTGACATAAACTTTTAAGTAAACCACGTTTTGAATTTCTACTGTTCCACCAGATGGTGAAGAAGAAGTGCTTGGGTTTGAACCATTGACACACTGGACTACTACTGTTCCACCAGAAGTATTATAAATATCTATATCATTTCCAGTAAAAGTAAGATTGTCAAAAGTGAAAGTCCCTGGCGTATCTATTTCTACTGCTTTGGGGTTAGATAAGAAAGAACAATCTTTGACATTATGAGAAGAGGGCAAAAGTAGAGCAACATCATCAGCATCAACGAACGTACAATATCGAAAAGTAGAACTTGAAGGATCTACTCTAGCACAGGATTGAAAAAGACAGTTAAGTACTTCTGCTCCTACTGTCTCAGAAGGAAGAGTTATAGTTGAAGCATCTAGAAAAGTAACTCCACATAGCTTGAAAGTTGAAACATCTACATCAGTGATAGTCACTTTATAGGGGTAGATAGTATTCTTTGCTCTAATTAAACCACCTGCAAGACCTACTTCTCCAGATTTTTCTCCAAAGAGAACGGAGGCTATTCCACTAGGGTTGTTTACTACAGAAATTTCGAACTGATCTGGGATTGAAGGTAAATCTTCAAACTGAACAACTTGCAATTTGTCAGAGAAATAGACATCACCAGAACTTGTATCACCAAACTGGATTCCTCCAGTTAAAAGATAGGTTTGTTCTCCTTTCTGAATCACACCTATATCAGAAGTATCATCATCTGAAAAAAGATCCTCCCAAGTTAATGGAGAAGCGGCAGACCCTCCTGTTATCTTAACTGCAGGTTGAGTAGCAGATCCATATCTTACAAAATCTACATAACAGTTATCAGCTAGTTTGCTCTTTGCCACTCCTTTGTATCTTACTCCTATATAACGAGTTTGTGAAGGATCTGCGTTTGTTCCATTATTTGCATCTGGAGTTGAAGAGCAATAAACTGAGAAACATTTCCAACCTCCTTTATAGGTATCGCTTCCACCTACATACCAATACGATTGATTGCCAGAAGAATCTTCTATGAAAATTTGCATACCTCCATTTGCCTTTGTATCTAAGAAGGAGGCAGTCATGCACATCATCCAGACATAGAGAACTCTATTGGAATAATCCTGAGCAGAGCCTAGATCATAACGCATATAACTTGTTTCTATATCTACGTCCATTGAAAGAGAATAAGATCCTTCTTTTCTTATATCATCTGTACCAAAAGATGGATCGTTAGAGTCCCAGTTAGTTTCTGAATCACAATTAGATATTGTTGTAAGATTACTCGTTACTGTCACTTAGTTTCACCTTCCTGTCATAGAGAACTATAGACATTGCAGTGTGAGCCCATAGAGGTATTGTTGATCCGGTCTCAATCGAGACTACAAAGTTACCCTCTAAATACCCCTTCTCTTTCAACTCAGATAAATTGAGAACAGAGTAGTCAGAACCAAAGACATACAAAACATTATCTGCTGGATGCTCAAAGCTCTTAAGAGGTATAAAGTCTATTCCCTCTATTTGCTGAGCACACTCAAGGAAGACAAAAGTATAATCTGAGTATTTCTTTAGGACTTCTTCAAGAGTATTATAGACTTCAAATTCTATTTCAAGATCCCCACAAGTAACAGGAAGGTCATCAATGTTAACTATAATCAGTTTCTTTACACCGAAAGCTTTCATGTTAAGTCTCCAGAAAGAGATTATTTTCTCAATCAATTTTGGATCTGTTTCGAATAAGTCATGTACCTGAAAGACTGAAACTATACCTATCATTTCTTAACCTCCTCTTCTACTTCTATTTTTCTTTTTGCAACATAAACTATTTCTCCAGTTACTCTAATTCCAATTTCAAGAGCCTGCTCAAACTTAGCAGAAGGTCTCCATCTTAGAGTTAAAGGTTCTGCTTTTCCGGGTTGAATTGTGACAGGCGCTTTCACTACTTCTATTTTTTCAGAAGGTGGCAACGGACTAGAAAACTCAAAAGCCAAATTAGTGAGAATCCCTTTTGAGTCATTAAGAAGCCAAACAGTAACTTCTTTACTCTGACCAACTTTTACTTTACCAAAGTTAATAGCTTTTATTTCTTCCTTTAAATCTGGGTCTTTGAAGATCTTCATTCCTTATTAACCTCCAACCATTTTTCTATTAATTCTAGTTTCTTTTTAAGCAACTCCTTTTTCAACTTTTCTTCTTCAGTATCTTTCTCTGATGCCTTTCTTTCTATCTCTTTTAAGATTTTAAGTACTGCAGAGTCAACTTCTTTTTCTAACTCACTTTCTGTTTTCTTTCTTTGCTCTCTTATTAATTCTCCTTCCCAAGTATGTAACTTATTCTTCCTTATCCACTCACTAGCTTTATCTACTGACCATTCTTCTGATATTTTCAACCCACATACTCTTGCTCCATGAATAGTACCTGGTCTTGGATAAAGACACACTAGGACATCAAGAACTTCTTTTGGCCTATCTTTCAAAGCAGGGATATATTTCTCAGGATCTTTTACACATCTTGTAAATTCTCCAATATCGTAAAGATACAACCAATAGTAATCCCATGTTTTCTTTTTCTCTACTTTGAAAGGTCTGTAATAATCTCCTGTTGTTGGATCTCCTGTTCCAGAAAGTGGTTCAGGGAGTTTTGCTTTCTTAAAGACAGCTTCTTTATCTTTCTCTATATAGACATAATAGCCTTTTAATTTCTTTCCATGAAATTCCATTGAGATAAATATTGGTGGTTTGTATTCAATTATACTTACATCTCCCTCATCTATAGGAGTGACATAAGTAATCAAGTTACCTATCATCATTTTAGTCTTAGGCTTTTTGATATTCATCCATTTCTCAATATTCAAACATCTTTTATATACAGCCTTAACACCTTCACCTTTTTCAAGCTCTACGGGATTTCCATAGAGATTAAATTCCCAGCCATCTGAAACTCTAACGTCCCAATGTTTTTTCAAACCTTCTGGTGTTTCTATTTCATGAATTTGTAAGACAAATTTAGCCTTTTTCAAATTACTAAGTTTTTCTACTTTCCAAGTATAGATTTTAGAACCTTTCTCTTCTTGAATTAGAGCAAACGTACCTTTTAACTTCTTTCCTTTCATTTCTAAAATTAGTTTCTCAGTCCCATTTACTTTTTCACTTTTAACATTTACCTTTCCTTTGTCAATTATTTTCATTTTAGCATTCAGTTCTTTAGTAGGATTATAAGTTGGATTCTCTCCTGGCTTAATTTCTCCTTCATAATCAAACCACTTAGAAGCTACATATCCTTCGTCAGTCAAAGGAACAGGTTGGAATCTAGTAAAGTCATAATCAGAAATGAACGATCTTACTTTGCCTCCTTCTTTTAATCTTAATAACCATCTCATTCTAGGTATTCCTCTTACGTGTACTGGACCCATCCAAGATAGATAATGAACAACAAAACTAGCTTCTGCCAGCTCACTTTTGCTTTCTTTGCTTTTCTTGCCACCTTTCCATTGTTCTTTGACCCACTCATACCATTTCTCATAGAGCTCTCCCTTTCTCCATTCTGGTGGAACTGGGATATAGTTCTTAGGTGGAACCCATTTCTTTTTCATTCCTCTTTTTAGACAATACGGAGTTTGATCTCCAGGAATCAAGATCCTCCACATTAGTTCTGTCCCTGGTTTAGGCTTCTTAGTTTCTGGATCAATTATATTCACATTAACTGCTCTTACTATTACTCTTGTCCAATCTTTCTTAGAGAAAACACCATCTTTCTTCTCTGATTTAATAAAGTACTCATGGAAGTAAGGTTTTTGAGCACCAAAGTAAACTTGACCCTTATCGATGATATAGAAAACTCCAGGATATTCTTTCGTGGCTCCTACTTCTCCTGGTTTAACTATCCCTTCTACGTTTAACCAAACTTTAGGTTGTCTAGCTAATTCTTCTAAAGTTCTTAAAGAAAGCTTTTCTATATTTTTATACTCAATAAAGACTTGACCGTCTTTGATTCCTTTTATAGAATAAGTCCATTCATCACAAACTTCTGAAGGACATTTGGTTTCTGCTCTTAAGCCAATATTCTTTTTCTCTGGTCGGAATTTGAATTTACTTTTCCATTCGTTAAAGACTTTTCTAGCTTCTTTAACTGTAGTAACAGTAGGAGTTCCTTTTGGATTATCTAATACAGTCCAACCTACTAGATGGTCGTTTACTTCCATTCTCCAGTCAGTATGAACACTAGCTCCTCTCCAATGATGTTGCATAACGTATTTACATTTCTTGCAAGTAGGATATTCCATATAGGGTGCAAGAAAGAACCCGCCTTCTCCTCCCTCACCTTTCTTAGGAGGAGCTTTAGCAAGAAGTTCTAGCCAATTAATTATCTTAGGAGTTATCTTCAATTTCTTCACCTGTATCCTCATCTATTTCTTTTACCTTAAACTCTTTTATATCATAATAATAAGGCTTTACGAACCTACATCTATACACATTAGCAAACCGACAAACTATCGGGAATTTAAGGTATTCTATCTCTATCTTATCAATTTTCTCAGAAAGTTCTTTCTTTTCTTTATCCCTAGGTATGAAGAATCTTGTCTTGAAAGGACAGATCCTTTCATCATTCCAGAAGGGACAAGGCTCTAATTTGAAGACTAACTTAGAGAGAGTTACTCTTTGTTCTTTGGTTGGTCCAGTTCCTACAGCTTCTATCTTCTTCACCACATCTAAGGAATCTGGTTCTTTCTTAGCAGGATGTTTACCTGCATAAAGTGGGAACATCCAAACATACCAGATTTTCCCAGTCTTTTTGTCTTCAAAGTGATCTATCTTAATAGGTCTTACTGTAATTATATCTCCTGGTTTACATTTCTCGGAAGTAGCATAAGTTCTTCCAATTATTGAATAACACTTTCCACCTTTCTTGAAGACTTTATCTGGTTTGAATTTCTCATACATAGTACATGGTATTCTAAAGGCAGAAACATAAAGGTATTGATCCAAAGGCTTTCCTTCTTTAGTTTTCTTCTGAATTACTTTATAGACCATAACATCTATTTCTTTCAAGTTCTTCAATTTACACCAGTAGTCAGGCCTATTTTCTCCCTTAAACTTTATTCTATATGGAGAGTCTGCAGCTTTACATACTACACCTTCTGAACCAGGAATCGATCGCATTTTATCTACAGCTCTAAAGAACTCTTTCGCATTTGTAGCCAATTCTGAAGGAACTCGAGACCAGTGTTTTAGTTTATCAGGGAAGCATTTCCTTATAGCTTTCCATCTTTCTATACAGCCTTTGTTATGAATAGGTTCTCCATTAATCATAAGACAGTCATGAACATGAAAAACTACATTCTCGTCATCAAGACCTTTCTTAGTTGCCCCTATCCACTTTATCATATCTTCTCTCTTAAGTGGAGTACAAATCTTTTCTAACTCATTCTTCACTTCTTTTCCATGACAATCGTATTCCACCATTTCGGCATCTAAGATAAAGTTATCTGCTGTTTTCTTCTGAAGAAGTTCTTTAATTGATTTCTTAAAGACACTAGCTCTATCACGTTTCCTATCTTCTGTGAAACAAGCTACTTTATTTCCTTTTACATGAATTTGAAATCTCATACCATCATATTTCTTCTGAACGACTATTCCTCTATCAATAAATTTCTTACCCCATTTTTCCCACATTTCTTTGACATCAAAGAATTCATTTTTATGAAGACCCGATCTAGGTTTCATACCTATACTCGGCTTAAATAATTTAGGAACCTCAGAAAGCCATTCATAAGGAGAACTTCTCTTTCTATATTTAGCAGGAACTTTTTCAAAAGTCATTTTATACAGAGGAACACAATAACCAATTTGAGGACCATGAGGATCCCAAACTAAATGAAGTTTCTCTGCTAACTTTGGATCTTTTTGTGCTATTTGATAAAGAAAACTCTTGATAGTAGGATTTATGAAAGGATAAGGCTGTTTAAATAGAAGATCAATATCATGATCTTTCAAGTCTTTTTCTCTATTAACTACTCCACCAACTAAGTAAATATGATATGGAAAGTTTATCTCGATTTTATCAGGAAAACTATTAATTATTTCTTCCAAAGTTCTTTCTTCGTCAGCAGAAAGAACCTTCTGAGGTTTTCCAAACTCAGGTTCCGGATATTCGATAACCTCTAAAGCTGTAGCTTCTGTTAGACCATCCCAGATTTCTTGAGGTATCCCTCTTCTTCTCATTTCATTCCAAGTAAAGATATGAGCATTCTCTAGAGGTTCTATTACTTTCCCTATCTTACGATATAGTTCATGCAAGCGCTTGTTTAGAGCCTTAAGTTCTTTATCACTTAAAGACTTACAATAAGGAGCATCTATAAACTCTAACTGTTCTCTGGTAACTTTACTCGGATCTATCTTTTTATTCTCTAACTTCTCAGGCTTTTGTCCTTTCTTCCAAGGTATTTTCTCTATTCCACCTATTTTCTTTATTATCCATTCGAATAGTTCTCTTGCATATTTCTTATAAGTAGAAGGAGCATTAAATGTACAACCTCTTTTGATAAGTTCCTTTACAATTGCTAGTCCTATCTCTTGACAATCTTTGATAGTAATCGGGATCTTCTCTTTTCCTTTGTACAGTTTCTTTCCTCTCTTAAGAGAAGAATACCAGCCTAAGACAATTCTCCAATCATCACCTACTTGAGCTCTAGTATATTTTTCAAGATTCTTTATGTAGCTTTTAACCCAATCTTTTGTACTCTCTTTGATCAAACCTTCTAAGTGATACGAGACTCCTCTAGAACTTAACTCCTCTCTGATTTCTAAGAAAACTTCGGGGATTTCTGTTTCATAAGAAAGTAGATCTAAGAGACTAAACTCCTTCTTCCATTTTAACTTTTTACTTGAAACGAAAACCTGAACTCCTTTTGGAACTTTAACAGGAAGAGGAGGATCAAAAACTTTCAGAACCTGAAATTCATATGCATATAAGTTGTTTCTATTCCAGTTCCAGTCTTCAACTTCTTCTTCAGAGATTAAATGCTTCTCTTGTAGTTCTAGGAACTTTTCCCAGGAGATTTTTTCTGGAGCTTGTAAGGAAATAATACCCCAACAAAGGTTATCTTCCAAAAGATACAAAGGCTCATTAATATGAGATTCGAAACGTTTAGATTTTACTATAAGTTTTTTCTTGCCAGAAGCAATAAGCTCTCCATGAGGCTTTACTAAATATAAACCCCATTTAGGCTTAATTTTAGCAATTACTTTAGGAATCATAGGTTTAATTTCTTCAGTAGTTATTAATTCTTCCAAGGAGAATTCATCTCCATCTTTAGCAGGAATTACCTTTGTCTTTTCATCTGTTAGTTCTTTTATTTTTATGTATCCCTTTTTAGGCTCTTCGACAAGCCATTTTCCATAGTGAGTAATTATTATATTCTTGGCTCCTTTATCCTTAAAGAACTTAACTAGTTTCTTAACTGATGCATGGCCATAAGGTTGTCCGGTTTCTTTATCTCTTCTTATTAAGTCTCTATCGAAACTAGAACCATCCGTTATTACAACATCTAGGTCTTTAATCTTATCATGCCATTTCTTCTTTATCCATAATAAATCACTAGTATAAAGAATCCGCTTCCCTTTTGTTTTGATTAGAAACCCTGTAGTTTTTACTTTCTTACTATGAACAGTCGGAATTGGAATAACTATTAAATCATTTACTTTGTATTCTTTCCCCTTCTCAAGTTTTATCCAATTCTCTGCTCCTCTGGGTTTCTCAATACTATAGATTGGAATCTTGCTATGTTCTCTCAATGGATTTTTTTCTTTCTTATACTTTTCTGGAAAATAATGGTCTGGATGTAGGTGGGAAAGAAATATCGCTTTCGGATGTAAATCAAGATAAATAGGTTCGCCCAAGTCGAAGAGAACATCGTCTATTAAAATACCAGAATGTTTCTTGTGTTTTTTCGAGGTTTCCTCAATTTCTCCTCGAGTTCCTAGAACTTTTAGAGACATTTTTATCACGAGATATAAGATTTTTGCTCTTTATTCTCTTTCTTCTTTTTCTTTTCTAATCTGTTTTTCAGAAACTTTGTATATTTAATGTCAAGATCTAAGAAGGCAAGAGTTATTTTCTCAAATTCATCTACTAACTTCTTCAATTCTTCTTCTGAGAAGTTTTGCATAGTAATTGCATTAGAAAGCCACTGTTGCCATCCTGCTACTGAAGAAGCAACTGTTCCATTCATGAAAGTAAGTTTAGCTAAGTAGCTTAGTCTGTCTTCTATCTTCCATTTTTTAATTTTTTCTTTCTCTTTTTCAACTTCCTTTACCCAATCAGTCATATTAATTCCTCAAGCAAGATCAGGAATAACTTTTATACATAAATTAGGAGCAGTAATTATTTTTCCATCTGAATACGTAATCTCTATTTCTGCCTTAAACTCACCAGTAACTCCTAAAAATTCATCTTGAACTAAAAACCTGCAAGTACCTTCTATTGCATTAACAACTTCTCCTATTATCCAGTTAACACTTCCATCTGAATAATTTTTCCACTTTAGTTTAGGAGTAGCATTTGTTAAATCTACTGCATTTCCATCTGCGTCTAGAATCGTAAATTCCAAATAGAAATTTCTATCTCCTCTTACTATTTCGATTCTGCTCATCTTTATCACTTATAAGATTTTGAAGATTATATTTAAGAATTCTCACTTTGTTCTCAGCCCTTTTTCTTGTTCTTCGATTCGAGCTAAGAATTTTCTCTTTAAAGTTCTTACATAGTTAATTCCTAGCAAAACTCTCGCAAGAAAAACACCCACGAGAGTTTTACTTAAAGTTATTTCTAAGCTTGTAGTTAGCGAAAGTATTTCCGAGAAAACAAAAAATCCTTGTTCGCTACCCCAAGTACCATGACTAGGTTCGGGCTCTGCATACTTTCTAACTGCTACCCAGTCTAATTCTATAATGCTTTGTCCATGATATCTTTCTGCGAAAGCAAATATATGTCTATCAACAGAAGTTGTATGACCAACGCTTTTTTCTTCCCCATCACAAAAGAACTTATCATAATCTGTTCCCATTCTAATCAAGGTCACTCTGTGAGGTTCTGTATCTTCATCAAATGAATAATGTCCAATAGTCGCATTTACATCATTTCCATTTATATATGAAATTTTATCAGAATCTGGACGCACATCAAAAGGGGCAGAATAAAACTTGTTGATAATATTATTATTATTTATTTGGTCGTGACTACACATGCCAAAACAAACCTCGTGATATTCATTCCCTCTTCTAACTTTTGCTTCTAACGCCAAGGGAACAGGAAATATATTTTTAGTTGCAACAAATCTATTTTCATTAGCCCATTTTCCAGAAGTGACAATTAATTTTCCGTTTTCCTCGTTAACATTACCGCCATTTCCCCATGTTTGCCATTTTTCATCATCAAAATTATTATCTTCAAAATTATCGAAAAACACAAATGTTGCTTCTCCATGCTCTTGATCGCTTGATAAATAGGGATAAGTTGCATCCTCTTTCCCATAGTAAATGTATATTGTTACATCTTTGCTACTTAAATTATCAGCTATCTTTACCCAAAAAATCGCATAGTCAGAATCGATCTTTTTTTCCCTCCAAGAGCTAAGAAGCGCAGAACCATCATCAGATGTAAATCTTATATCTCCAAAGTCTGGTTTACATTTCGTATTTAAATAAACATCTTCTCCATTATCGTCGCCACTTCCATAATGAACTGTAATTCTTATCTGATAGTTTTGCCCGGCATCAGAAGCACTATTAATTATGTGTGACTTTCTATATTTCCAACCTGTTAACCAACCCATTTTGTCTATCACCTAATTCTTTCATTATTTCACCTTCTTAGAGATTTCTTTCCATTTTAAAAGAATCTTAACAAAATAAGGTCTTAAAAGAATATTAGCAGAGAATTTTTTAACTATTGCTTTCCATGGAACAAGTTGGGAAAATAAGAAAATCTTTTCTTGAATTCTTTTCAAAGTTTGAAATTTTAGAACTTTGTCAAGGAAATGAGAAACTTCAAAAGTAGATTTAAAGGTATCTTTAATCGGTGTTCCTCTTAATTTGACTACTTTCCTAATCCAGTACCCTCTTAAAACTCTTGAAGATTTAAGTTCTTCATTAAGAGGAAGTTCTTTGATATAATTCATTGAAAATGTAGATCCTGTCAATACAATTGTTCTTTCTGTGTCGGTAGACCCGTTATCCCACTTTTGGAATTTCCATCTCCATTTTGGTAACTTCAAACACATGAACTTTATCTTATGCTTGCCTTCATGATTTATGGTCCAAATTAAAGTTAACCTACCATCTCGAACTTTCCTGTCTGCATTAATAAGACCTCCCCAGTCATCCGAGCGTGTTCTCGTTGAAAGACCGGTTGAACTCTCGTCTATTAGGTCTATTATTGGCAACCAAGATTTCTTTTCTGCATAATACTTGATAAGACCTATATGATTAGTAGTCGGGGCATGGGCTATAAAAACATAGAGATCATTGGTTTCAGGGTCTAATACTATCCTAGTATCATGATCTTTTCTACTTCCTGAAAACAGAATCTTCTCATCTGTCCACTTACCTAAGCTATACAACCGTTTTCTATATCTAACTTCATAAGATGAATTCAAATATACTAAATGAACATTTCCTTCGTTATCTACGACTGCACTATAAGCCCAATTCTCTCCGCCAGAAGCATATTGGCAAACCGTGCCAGTTTTAGAAGCTTTTTCTTGTGAGCCCCAGCTTCCGTCCCAGAGATAAGCTTTAATAGTTTCATTAAGTTTAACCATTAAAACTAGGAACTTGCCATCTGGTAATGCTAAAACTAAGTTACCTCTAAAATCATATGGATCTATAGTTCCAGGATAACATTCTCCTGCAGTCCATTCAAAATCTTCAGTTAAGTCATGTGGATCATGTCTAAACCTTGGCCTTAAGGCTCCAACTCCAGACTGTTTCGCATGATGCCAAACATTCATAGCTCCACCATCATGAGAGAAGTCATAAGAATGGTCTGTAAGAACATAGGGAAAGTCCCCAGAACAACCAGCATAATGCATTTTTTGCCAGCTCGGACTTTTCATAGTTAGAGTGCCGGAGCTTTCTGGTTTAAAAATTCCTAACCAAAGATCCCAATCCCTCTTGACATGGATATGAAAATAAGTTCCATCATAAATAACTCCTGCTGTCTCCCCATATTTATAATTTACATTTCTAATAGTTTTTTTCTCACTCCAGTTTATTCCATCTGGACTGCTTTTATAATACATTTTATAATCATCTTCTGTCCAAAATACCCAATAATTGTCATTTGCATAGAAAACTTTATCTTGCCATCTTATTGAATAACTGTGGTTGGCTACTGCTACTGAAGAAGGACCAATTTCATCAAATTCAAAAGGCATAAAAACTTTAGAGGCTTCTAGAGTAAAAGTTTGTCCAGTAGGAAATGATTCTGCAAAGTCTGTAATATAATAATCTTCTAAACCAAATACTCCCGTACTTGAAATTTCAAAAGGTGCATCTTTAGCATTTGAAGTAACTTCCATTTCGGTTAAAGATGGGGTTGTATAAGAAATACAGTAGTACCAATAATGGCTTCCAGTTTCTGAATCAGGAGAGCCAAAAGGATCTGGTAAGGAAAAACAGTCCGAGAGAGTTTTACTTAGAACTTGTAATTTGGTATTCGGAGCTGCTGAATCTCCTTCAGAAATATAAACAGCGGTTGAACTTCGAGAACAACAAACAAGTCCAAAAATATAGGAACCAGGGGCAAGGAAAATATTGAGAGTGGCAGGAACTTCTACAGGGGTTGTTTCGGTCCAAGAAGAAGAGATTTGTGTGGGATGGACATAGACAAGAGAAGCGGTGTTAGAAGGCTCAGAATATTTATAAATTACAGGAATCCATTTAATCCATTTAGTACCTCCAGCAGAACTACAACCCAGCCATTTAAATTCGGTAATTTTCACAGAATGTGAGAACTCGACTTTTTGTTGGAAAAGATAGACTGTTCTCCAGTTAGTTAACACGAGACAAGAAGCTTCAGATCGCGGTACACAGTTCCCTAGTGTGGGCATTAGGCATTCACCTCAAATATTAGCTCTTTTTCTTCTTCTTTTAATACTTTCTTGAAATAGAAAGGTAAGATCTTACTTAAGAGTTTAAGTGAAGTTAAAATTAAAGGCCGTGGTGACAAGGCTATTTTTGAATAAAAGAGAAGGGATTGGAAAACAGATAACTCAGGAGGCGGAGGATCTGCAGCTCCTGGAGATAAGTATTGATTAGAAACCGCAAAACAATCCATCCAATTAGTTTCCCAAGTGTTCACATAAGATCCAGTTGCTCCTCCTCCTATTGCCCAAGGATAATTTAGCCAATTGACATTGTTAATGTTTTCTTTAGAATAAACTAATTTACCGTCTACATAAATTTTATACCATCCCTGAGAAGGATGTCTATATGCTCCGAGTACAATAGAGTGCCACGTATCTTTAGTAAATTCTCCTATCATTACTTTAGTACTTAGTATTCCATTAAGAATGTGAGCATAAATTCTCAGAGATTCATCCCAT